AGATGCTACGGGTACAGTAGCCTTGCTATCAGGATCTGCTAATTATTCTTCTAAAACTAAGGAAACGGACACCACATTAAGGCTCCACAGAAATGCGTTTGGTAGATTTGATACAAGATTCACCACGCCGAGGACACCTTACTTTATCTCCCAGCCTTTTGGCAACGCTGAGAATGATCTGTTTTACTTCGAGACGCTGTCTGACGGCGCCTATGGAAACACACAGTACAAAGTGTCGATTGATAATGTTAGAAAGTCAACCAATGAAGCAGATCCATACGGTAGATTCAACGTCTTAATTAGAAAGTTTAACGATACCGATACAGACATGCAGGCTTTGGAACAGTACCAAGATGTAAATCTTAATCCTGATAGTGATCGATTCATTGCTAAGGCGATGGGTGACTACAAGGCGTATTTTAACTTTGACGCAGAGGATGAGGATGACCGTCGTGTCGTTGTCAGCGGAAAGTATCCAAATTTGTCAAATTACGTGCGCGTTGTAATGAACACAAACGTTTATAAAAAGCAAGTGCCTTCTGACGCGCTTCCCTTTGGATTTAGAGGAATCCCTGTCTTAAAGACCAATGACAAGCTCACAGATGGATATCAGACAGCTGATTGGGTACATCCAGATTATAAGTGGGTGTCTACAGGACCAAATCGATTGGGAGGAACAGGTAAAAATGCAGCTGCTCAAAATAGGCTGTTGACGATGACCGGATCAATCGTGCCTCCAGTGCCTTTCCGCTTTAAGGTTACAAAGGGCACAATGTCTCAGACGGCAGATGACACTTCTTTTTCAGGTAAAGCGGCTTCAACTGAAATGGTTGATTCTCGATTCTTCTGGGGTGTTAAGTTTGAACGGATGCCAAAGACAGGCTCTGTGAGTTTAGCTGCTTTAAATCCGAACGCTGGTTCTTTAGCTAATCCTATTATTAAGGCCTTCGCACAGTTCAATGGTGTTGAGAAACTTGATACTCTAGTAACTGGTTCCGCGATGGACGCTTTCAATAATAACAAGTTTACCTTAGCACGGGTTGCGCTGCCTAACAGAGTTGCCACAACAGTGGACGCTGCGATTAACAGCAATATCACTGGAACAGCTAAGGAGCACATGCTGGACTCAGCATATGTCAGAAACGCTCAGCCAAATACCACAGACTATACGGTGACTGACGGCGTTTTGGGTAATAGAATGACCTTAGCAACTTTGGTTGCGGCGACCTCGTCTGTTTACTTTAATAGATTTAGCAAGTACGCTAAGTTCAGTGCCTTCTTTTATGGAGGCTTTGACGGTGTCAACATTCTTGACAAGAACGACATCTACATGAATGATCAGGCTACCGCTAGCGACCTAAATGGTGGAGGCGCTTCTGCAACTAAATCTCCTGGTTTAATTTCAACAGCAGGTTCAGCAGTTCATGTCGCAGGTAGCGGAAAGCAGAATAACTCAGTAGCATCCTATAGAAAGGCATCTGAGATCATGACTGATGAGATGATGGTCAATGTTAATATACTGGCCATCCCAGGAATTCGTGCAACCTTTGTGACCGATTATGCGGCAGAGAGGGTTAGAGAAAATGGCATGTCAATTCTGATCATGGACTCTGTTGAGTATGATGAGGATGGCAATCGCCTATATGATAATGATAAGACGAAGCCTAATGTGAGAAAGACTTCTGAGGAATTTTCGAGCCGTGCGATTGATAACAATTACGTCTCAACATACTTCCCTGACGTTTGGATTGATGATCCCATCAATAACAAGAAGGTCAAAGTCCCACCGTCCATCGCGGCAATTGCAGCCCTTGCCTTCAATGATAAGGTCTCATATCCGTGGTTTGCTCCTGCAGGATTTAACCGAGGTGCGCTAGAGATGGTATCCAACGTCGATGTTCGATTGAACACAGACGATAGAGACACCCTGTATGACGCAAGGATGAATCCGATCGCAACGTTCCCCCGGAGCGGTTATGTGATCTTCGGTCAAAAAACCCTTCAGCAGACTCAATCCGCATTGGATCGCGTCAATGTTCGCAGATTAATGTTAGAGCTTAAGCGTCTAGTGATTAATGTTGCAAAGAGATTCGTCTTTGAACAAAATACATCAGCAACTCGCGCCGCATTTGTGGGTCAAGTTGCACCGCTTCTCGCATTGGTCCAGGCCCAGGCAGGAATTGAAAAATTCCAGGTGGTCTGTGATGACACCAACAATACCCCTGAGGATGTTGACGCGCTTAAGATGAACGGACGAATTGTGGTGGTTCCGACCAGAACAATTGAATTTATTGCAATCGACTTTATAATTGATAGAACGGGTGCAAGCTTTGTGTGATGAATATGTATCTAGGAGATTTAGGAGAAATAACTGATGCCTGAATTAACATTCAAAAGTGCTGGCGTTAGCGCTAGAGAAATTGATCTCTCGGGGCCCACAGGGATTTCTCCCTCTGGAACTCCTGCGGGTATTATTGGGACCGCACTTCGGGGTCCAGCATTTGTACCTGTTGAGATGGCTAGATTAGCTGATTTTGTAGCTAAATTTGGCGAGACAGACGGTGAGAAATTTGGTCCGTTAGCTGTTATTGAGTGGTTAAGAAACGCTCAATCAGTTGTTTATATGCGTGTTCTTGGCGCAGGCGACGGAAAGAAAAAGACGACATCGGGTAACAATACCGGTAAGGTGACTTACTCGGGTTTCGTTGTAGGCGCTGAGCAGGTTCAGGCGAATGGAAATTTGGCTGCGAACCCATACACGCTTTCATCAGCTATCGGTGGCAGAACATACTTCTTAGGTTGCTTTATGTCACAGTCAGCTGGATCGACAGTCTTTACCGACGCAGGTATCGCAACAGCTGGACAGGACAATAACGGAACATCAGCTCAGAAGGCAAAACACCAGGGAATATACTCGAGAGCCCATCCAATCATTAGAGCAGTCTTGATGGCGCCCGATGAGGTGACCTTGATGCTTTCTGGACATAATGTTGGCTTGTCACAAATGCCCAAGGCGGGAATAGCGGCAACAGCAGCAGGACCCAGAGGTCACGTAACAGGTTCTGTCAATATCGCCAATGCAAAGCAAGAGTTTGTGATGCTGATTAACGGTCACATGAGCACCGGTCAGTATCCCAACGTGATCACAGCCTCTTTTGATGTTGATGCAGCCAATCACTACGTAAATGTGTTTAACACTGATCCGCTCAAGGTTGAAGAGGCAGGACATTATCTTTATGCTAACTATGACATTCATCCAGCGATGGCTGTTGTTACAGGAACTGTTATATTATCAGGATCTGAGTCAGCAACGCATACCGGATCATTGGGTGTAATGCAGCGTTATGTCGCTACGGCTGGCGAGCGAGCACAGTTTGCTGATCTTGCATTCCTCACAACAGGTTCAAAGCCGAGAAATGAGGGTGCGTCTGATGTTCCAAACTTTGAGAACTTTGAGACGAGATACACACACGCAAGATCCCCTTGGGTAATCTCTCAGAAGTTTGGTGGTAACGCAAAGAATCTGTTTAAGGTTCACGCACTCTCAGATGGCGCGTATGCCAATGATAAATTTAAGATCTCTGTCGCAAACGTTGCTAAGTCCACCTCTGACACGTCGGATTACGGAAAGTTTGATCTTCTAGTTAGAGATCTTTATGACACTGACAGCGAGAAGGTGATACTAGAGCAATATCGTGGACTATCTCTTGATCCCTCATCAGAGCGCTATGTCGCTAGAATGATCGGAGATGTGAACACCTATTTTGACTTTGAACATTCGATTGGATCACAGAAGATTGTGGTTGATGGAATTCATCCCAATAAGTCACAATATATTCGTGTTGAGATGTCTACACTCGTTGATGATGGAGAAATTGCTGAGACAGCGCTACCTGTTGGATTTAGAGGTGTTCGACACCTGGTAACTTCGGGAACAAGTGCCTTAACAACCCTAACAGATTCAGGTAGCTATCATCACAAAGACGTTCTTAAGCGGGCAGTTCAGCCTCCTGTTCCGATGAGATTACACATCAAGACAGGCTTGGATCCCAAAGAGGTGGTAAATTCCTCTTTTTATTGGGGTGTGCAGTTCATGCGTCAGACTGACGTTAATGAGTCTAATAAGTCTACAGTCTTTGACAATTCAATTTTAGCACACTCGAAGTACTTCCCAGATTTCCACACCGCATGGCAGAATGCCTGGGTAGGTGACAATCCAGGAGTTGCAGACACAGCAACCAAGGGAATTCTGGATGCAGATAGATTTAATAACAACATGTTCACCCTTGAGAACATCAAGGTAAGAACTGGATCAGACGGTATTGCTGATCCTAAGGAGTGGCTGACCGCTTCTTACGCTCGCGGGGGTGGAATTACCCCAAATGAGTCAAATAAGACTCGAGCGCTCTCGGTCGACAAGGATTTCGGTGATCTTACAGTTCGCAAGTATGCCAAGTTCTCCTTCTTCCTTCAGGGTGGTTTTGACGGTGTCAATGTCTTCAATAAGTCGAAGTCTAGGATGCTGGATGCTGCCGCGATTAGAGAGATGGGTCAGTCTAGTCAGGGTGAGACTGATGGTCCAACAGTGGCTGCATATCGAAAGGCCCTTGATATTCTTGAGGATAAGTCAGATGCTGATATTAAGCTCTTGGCAATTCCAGGAATTCGACATGAGTCGATCACCGATTATGCCATTAACATGGTTGAGGATCGGTTTGACGCCTTGTACATCATGGACATCGAGGAGAGAGATACAGCAAATAACGTTGTAACCTCCTCAGCTGATCAGAAGATCGGAGTAAACTATACCTCGAACAGGTTGAAGGATCGAGGATTAGATACCTCATTCGCTGCAGCCTACTTCCCAGACGTGACAATTCCAGATCCCTTCTTGGGAAGTAATGTGAGATGTCCCCCGTCTGTGGCAGTCCTCGGTGCCTTCTCACTAAATGACTCGGTTGCGCATCCCTGGTTTGCTCCTGCTGGATTCACGAGAGGTTCTTTGGCATCTACCTTAGAGGCATCTGTGAACCTATCCAGAAACAACCTGGACACTCTTTACGAGGCTGACATTAATCCTCTAACAGCTTTCCCTGGAAGCGATGGTGTTGTGGTTTGGGGTCAAAAGACCCTACTTGCGGCGCAGAGCTCGCTTGATAGGGTAAATGTGAGACGATTACTTATTAAGTTAAAGAAGTATATTGCATCTGCAAGTAGATATTTAGTATTTGAACAGAACAATTCGGCAACAAGAGCAAGATTCTTGAATATAGTGAAT